CCCCTCTAAGCCATGATCGCAACGCGCTGGCCTTGCTTCCAATAAGGAAGTAATAATACCAGTGTCACCGAACGAAAGAGGGACTCTTGCCTTTCTCCACATACGTGGAGTAAGAGACAGGAGCCACTTCCAAACGTCTCGGAAGCGACCATCGGAGCCGATGTAGTTTGTAATTCGGTACGCATATTCACGTATCTTGTTACAAATCTGCACGGCGTAAGGGATCTTCTCCTTACTTCCTTTTAGGTAAAATGGGCGAACGTTATGCCCTTTAAACCAATCGGATCCGCATGATTCGTAAAAGTTTCCTGCCAAGAAACTTTTACTTTTGTTCACGTTGAAGCCTAAGAACTTCAGCGTCTCGATGACTGGTGTAGCATACTGTACAGGGACAATTATATCATCCCCATACACTGCCATTTCCAGTCGTTCTTCATAGGGTATTATGGCACAGCAGACAGCGTAGAAGAGTAAACTCTCCAGCTCGAATGTGAAACCATTGCCCATAGAAGAGAACTTTTCCAATTCATGCCATTCGTTTTCTATGCGAACGGAATGAGATCGGGCTAGGCTAAGAATTTCAACCCAGTCCTCGGGAAAGTATTGAAGGACAGTATAGTAAGATAGGGAATCGCTCGCCATACTCATGTCTATCGTCGCAAGACGACGGCTATGAGCTAGCGAAGCTAAGTACCTATTTCTTTCTTGCTGTCGCGACAAATCGAGCCCAGACTTCCTCAACCTTTCGCGGATATACGCACCGATACCCTTCTGAACAAACATGTTCAGGGTGGGTTCAGCACAAATACCACGATCAGTTTTGGCGGTCTTCGGAACGGTAGTAAATTTGTTACCATCTACGACCTCTTTCGCTTGTGAGTTGGCGCAATGCCATAGCTCACCGACGATTGATTTGTAAAATGGCACAAGTTCGACGGTCATACTGACTGTTTTTCTGAACTTGTCCGATGGCACCAAACCACGACCACGCAATGAATACGTTGCTCCAGGCCCATGCATAAAACGGCTTTGAATTTCTTCTAAAGCCTTCTTATTACACGGTCCTAGGATGCGCGATATTTGCTTCCTGATCTCACGACCAAAGAAGCATTCTTCGCTCCTCACCCTTGAATTGGTGAAGAAACATAGGAGTTCGCTATTCCAAAAACTGGAAATAGCTTCCTCTTTGCGATCGGATTCAATGGGCAGGTTAGGACTCTTCCGCAACACCTCAGTTACTAAATAGTCGTCAGCGAAATTGCTGGTTGACAAATAGTGATCGGGATTGCATCCGAGCTCTAAATACTGCTCAAATTCTCCGTTCTGGAGAAGCAAGTAGACACACAAAGAACGTGGAGTATCTACTGCCTCGCAAAGTTTCATTGTTGTTTGTACCTCGAGGCTTAAAGCCTCAGGCATGTCCGTAACGAGATTACTTGACATAGCTTACCTCCAATTAGAGTGGTGTTTGCGTCTAACGACGCTTTAGCACTTCCTCTTCCATCTCGATTTTCATCGCTCTGTACAAAGGCCAAATTTGGCCGAGTACGCGGAAGATCATAAAGATCTTCTGGATACTTACCCTCATTAGAGGGCAGGTTCCAGATCTTCTACGTATGCAACAACTGTTGCATGCGCTAAGGCGCTCTGAGCGAGTGCCAGAAGATCCTGACGATGAGTCGAGGTGTCCGTTTCGTGCATGATAAACTCGACGTTCACACGATCAGTGCAGTAAACGGTGGTAACACCATCGACTGTCTGTTCGCGCGGGACTTCGAGAGAAATCAGCACACGGTTGGTAGGACGGCCAGACGAGCTCTCAGACAGCGAAGCTTTCAAAACTTTGCTGCCCGCGGACGTGACCGAATCTCGGTCAGCCCAACGAGCAAGTTTATCACTTGCTTGTACAGGAACAAACGTGTGGTTGGCTGGTACACTATCGGCCAGCACAATGTTGGCAATGGTTGTCATTGCATTTTACTCCTTCTACTGTCCTCGCATGTTTAGTATAGCATGAAAGGTTTCAGTAGTTAGTGGTTAAGAGGAACGCCCTCTTTTGCGACCGGAATACTTCCGGCAAGGTTGGTTTACCCCAATCAAAAGCGACACAGCTCTATATACCTTATGGTACGTAGCGCTGGGGCTCCAGGAGGGGACGGGTGGAGTGGGTAAGGAAGATACTAGATAGCGAGCATGCCATTTAAAGACATATTTGCCTGTAGACGAATTTTCAAGCCAAACACCAGCTTGGTTCTTCGCCCTACATTTCCAGTATCCTACTACATGCCTCTTCCGAGTTCTCGTGCCACTGACAAAAGATATATTTTTCAATGTATCAAGATCTTCGAGCCATTGTCCGATCGGGATTCCCCAATCGACAACGAATGAGAATGGGATTAACTCCCATGCCCAATTTGTAGGATTACCGAATACTATTTCGGAATCACCTAAAGTTCGAAGTCCGATTAACATCTTAACTCTGTCTGTGACAGTGTATCGCTGATTATAGACCGAATCGGTCGACATGGTAACAGGCGTACTTCGGAGATCCCGGTCATTACTGGCCCGGGATTGAGAAGAATACTTGTATACCAGAGGTAAACCGAGACGGAGTTGAAGAGCTTCGGCAGCTGAAAATAAATCTTCAGCCAAGGGTTTTATCCCAAAGGAATACGCTATTTCCGCAGCAACCACTGAACAGGGTGTTAAAGGTTTTTTGAACTTTAACTTCTTGACGTCTTTATAAGTACGCCAAGCTCCTGCCACTGATTTTGCGAAATGGGCGAACATCCTGCCTGTCTCTCTATACTCAGCTACTGAACTGCCTAGATTCACAAAGTGACTCGCGGCATCCTGGATGGCTTTCGCCCCCCAGTCGGTATCGGGAACAACGTTATGGTCCTCATAGTGGAGTGTATATTGTCCACGTGTGAACCACGTTCGCGTTCCCCAAACACCGTTACAGTAGGCATTCTCGACAAAATCTAGCTGACTTGGTA